CATCTACGACAATTCCAACAAAAATAAACAACAACTTGAAGTCTTAATGAAAGAGGTTGTTGGCTTTATTAAAGATGGTGACACCGCAGTTCAAATCATTCCCATGTTGAAAGAGTATTTAGAAATCAATGTGAAGAATGATGAACAGTTGGTTAAACTCGCTACCATAGTTCAACGCATGGCTACTGCTAAGGCTAATACAAGTTCTGATGATGAATTTGGAATTAGTGATAAAGAAAAAGAACAACTATTGGCTAGTATTCAAGAAGTATCAAATGAAGTACAAGATTATAGTGATAAAATTATATCAAGTAGAGATGATTAATGCCATTTAGAATACCGTTTAAAAAATCTAAAACTAAAAGTGGTTCACCAGAAAGAAATGGTGTAGTTACCTTAACTAAGGTAGAACAGTTAATAGAATCTAAATTAACAGAAAATGATTTTTACGAAATAGAATTAGTTGAAGTATTAGAAACATTTTTAAAACCAACAGTTGAACAAGAAAGTGAAACTTCTGATTACAGTTATGTTGGTGCGGTTAGGGGTAGATATGTACTATCAGAACAAGGTAAACCATTCAATGAATGTGGAGTATTTAGACCATTAAATCCAAATATAAATGTTGTACCAATAAAACACGAATTAGTATTGGGTATAAAATTAAATGGTGAACACTTTTATATGTCACCACTAAATGTATTTGGTAATCCAACTTACAATATACAACCAAATGTAAGTGATATAAAGTCTAAAAATAAAATTGTTGATCTTAGACCTTTTGAAAGAATTGATGATCCTAGAAAATTGGCACCGTATGAAGGTGATGTTATAATTGAAGGTAGATATAATAATTCTATAAGACTTGGAAGTTATCAATACAATCAACATAGAGAATCAGCAAATATAAAATTAGTAGCAGGTCATCTATATTGGGGAGATAGTGAAGATCCACAAAAATCTTTTGCCAGAAAAGATGGTAGAGTAGAATCACCAGTAATTGAAGATATTGATGCGGATGGTGCGAGTATATATTTAACTACAAATGAAAGATTAAAATTTACACCAGCAAGAGAAAGTGAAGTGGAAGGTTGTGCTCCACCATTTCAAGGTAAACATATTTTATTAAATAGTAAAAGAATTACACTTAATACTCCAGCACAGGGTAGTATTACAATGATGAGTAGTAAAAATATCTCGTTGAGTGCGGTAGAGATGGTAGTACTTGAGACACCAAGTTTTAGAATAGGTAGACATACTGCAGATCAACCGCAAGTATTAGGTCAGATATTGGTTGATAAAATACAGGCATTAGTAGATGCTATTGGTAATGTAGTTGGAATACCAACACCAACAGGTCCCACTGCAGGTCCTATAAATACAGCACCATCTTGGCCAGCAGTTGATGCGGCTATGGCACAAATAAAAGACTGTCTAAGTACAAAACATTTAATTGACGAATAATGGGATTTACTACATTTAAAAATAATTATTTATCTAAGGTAGATAGTGGTGGATTTAAAACTAGTGATGAAACTGCAGAGTTTATAGCCAGTGAATATGATAAAGCAGTATCACTTCCAACTTCAATGGCTACTGCAACTGGACCAATAGCTACACCTGGTGGTGGAACAACAGCACTTGAAAATTATTTGAAAAATTCATTTGCAACTGGTACTTTACCACCAGTTTTAGAAGCAGGATTACTTCCAGCATTATCTACATATTGGACAGGAGTAATTACTTCTTTGGCCTTTACTACAGTTCCAGTAGCTGGGATTGTTGGAATTCCGCCAGTTAGTAACTTAATTGGCTCTGCAGATACAACAGAAGATTTTTTAGACCAATTAATAGGTGCATTTGAAATGCATCTTAGTGGTATAGGTTGGTTACATAGTGCTGGAGTCACCGTAGACACTGGATGGACAGTACTATAAGAATTTAATAATAGGAGTTAGAAATGAAAAAAAGCGAATTAATAAAAATAATTGAATTAGTAGTTCGTAAAGAAGTTAAAAAACAGGTCAAACAGATACTTATTACAGAGAAGAGTATTAAACCAACACCTGTTATACAATCCAAACCAAAACCGAAACCAAAAGTTGAAAAACAATATACGAGTAATTTGGAACTCAATAAGGTTTTGAACGAAACAGTTGGTTTGAATGATAAGTCACAAGAAGAAGATGAATGGCCAACAATGGGTGGAAGTGCTTTTGATAGTTCAAGAGCAACTGAACTTTTAGGTTATGGTGATTCTATAGCAGCACAAGGTGGTAGTAAGGAGATGAGAAGAAATATGGCAGCTGCTCAAACACTAAAAGAAAAGGGTGTATCAACTAAAGATGTACCTGAATCTGTACTAAATGCATTGACTCGTGATTATAGTGATTTAATGAAACACGATAAAATGAAGAGTAAAAAATAGGAATAATTAATGGCAACCATAAGAGAGTTAAATGAAAATGATGATGCTAAATTTGGTTTAAGTTTTCCATTACGATATGATGTAAACAATGGAGGATTTTTTCCAACAACTAAAAGACTAAAAGAACAGGCGGCATCTAATTTAAAAAACTTATTATTGACATCTAAAGGTGAGAGAATGGGCCAACCAGACTTTGGTTCTGATTTACCCGATATTCTTTTTGAACCAATAACTGATGGGATTGGTAGTGCAATTGAAACAACTATTAACGAGGCGGTTACTCAATGGTTACCTTATTTAACAATACAAAATGTTTTTGTTACTACTCCAGAAGAATCTCCAAATTCAGTAATGGTACAAATAGAATTTACGGTAGATTTAGATGATCCAAATTCAGTTGAAGTATTAACACTCAACTTTAATTCAGGAATATAAGATGGCTAGAGAAATAGAATATGGCACTAATATAAAAAGTGTAAAAAAAGATATAAGATATATTGGTAGAGAATTTAATACTATTCGTGCTAATTTAATAGAATTTGCTAAAACATATTTTCCAAATGCATATAATGATTTTAATGAATCATCACCTGGTATGATGTTTATTGAAATGGTATCGTATGTTGGTGATACATTAAATTTTTATATAGACAATCAATATAGAGAGGCGTTATTACATAGTGCTGAAGAAAAGAAAAATATATTTAAACTGGCTCAATCTTTTGGGTATAAACCTAAATTAGCTAACCCAGCTGTGGCAATTTGTGAGGTTACTGTAGAAGTTCCAGCTGAAGCTATTGATAATAATAATTATATAGCTGATTTAGATTACGCCCCAACAGTATCGGAGGGAAGTTTGGTTGGTTCTAGTAATGGTAAAATTTTTCGTTTTTTAGATGATGTAAACTTTAAAACATCTTCATCATTAGACACCAGAGAATCACAAATATCAAAAACTGAAAATGATGTTCCAACACATTTTAAATTAACAAAACAGGCTTTTGTTGAATCTGGAAATAAAGTGGAAAAGAATTTTACTTTTGGTAATGCAGTAAAATTTGATAAAATAATATTACCAGATACAAATGTAGTTGAGATACTTTCATGTATAGATGATGATGGTAACAAGTGGTATGAAGTTCCTTATTTAGCACAAGATACTGTATTTGATGCTATTGAAAATACTCCTGTAAATAGTCCTGATATGAGTTCGGATTCCGCAGATACTCCATATATGATGAAGTTAATTAAAACTGCTAGAAGATTTACAACCTATGTTAGAAGTGATGGAAAGACAGAAGTAAGGTTTGGTGCTGGCATTAGTAGTAATGCTGACGAAGAGTTAATTCCAAATCCGGATAATGTTGGTTCATCATTAAGTACTGGTATATCAAAATTAGATACCAATTTTGATCCAAGTAATTTTTTAAATACAAAATCATTTGGACAAGCACCAAGTAATATAACTTTAAAATTTACATATACACATGGTGGTTCTATTGAGGACAATGTTTTATCTAATCAAATTACCGAAATTACTGATGGTAAGGTTGTTTTATCGTCAGAAGGATTAGACAATGCGAAGGTACAAGATGTTAAAGATAGTGTTGAGATAACCAATAACGAACCAGCTACTGGTGGATCAAGTGGCGATACTCTTGAAGAAGTTAGGCAAAAGTCTATGGCTTATATGGCAACACAAGGTAGAGCAGTTACTATGCAAGACTATATAACTAGAGTTTATTCTTTACCACAAAAATATGGTAATATTGCCAAAGCTTATATAGTTCAAGATGAACAATTAGACCAAGTTGCTGGTGGTGAGGATGGTGAAAAGCCATCATTTAAAGAAATTAGTAATCCACTTGCATTAAATATGTATGTATTAGGATATGATTTTAAAAGAAACTTTGTAAATTTAAATAATGCAACTAAAGAAAATTTAAAAATTTATCTATCTCAATATAGAATGATAACAGATGCAATTAACATTAAAAATGCATTCATAATAAATATTAATATACAATTTTCAATAATAACTCAAAGAGGATTTAATAAAAATGAGGTATTGTTAAGATGTATAAATGCGGTCAAGAGTCATTTTGATGTTAAGAAGTGGCAAATTAATCAACCAATAATTTTAAGTGATATCGCTTACAAGATTTCATTAGTAGATGGTGTAGCTAGTGTTGTTCCTCCTGTCGAAGATAATCCTGAAAAATCAATGGTAGTGGTAGGTAATGTATACGATTCAGAACTTGGTTACAATAATAATGTTTATGATATAGATGCTGCGACTAAAGAGGGTATTATATATCCATCTTTAGATCCTTGTATTTTTGAACTTAAATTCCCCGATACAGATATTGAGGGTAGAGTAGTAGGAGATATTTAATGTATTATTTTATATATCCATCAGAAGATACAACTATTTACGAGGGTAATTTAACATCTTCACTAAATGCTGGTCAAGATCAAATATTAGAAATTCAAAAAATTATTGACGATACTGGAACAGTAGTTAATGTGTCTCGGGTATTAATTAAATTTGATTATACTGATATAACACGAAAAAGAAATAGTGGTATTATTCCATCGGATGCTAAGTATTATTTAAATTTATATGATGCGGGGGCACAGGAATTAAAAATAGAACAATCTCTTCATGTTTATATGATTAGTGGAAGTTGGAATCAGGGTAGTGGATTTAGTACAAGTAATCCTGTTATTGAAGATGGTGCCAGTTGGAAGTATAGGGGTGGTAGTGCCGAGGGTAATTTTTGGGTAGAGAATGCTCCTGATGGTGTTGGTGGTACATGGTTTACGGGTAGTATTAGTGGACAATATAATGTTAGTTCTTCTTTTAATTTAAATTATGATACTAAAGATTTAAAAATAGATGTTACTGATTTAGTCAATAATCAAATACTATCAGGTTCTATATATGGCAATAATGGATTTATATTAAAACGAGAACATATACAAACCAGTCAAAGTTTTGTTACCAAATTCGATCCATTTACAGCTACAGGTTCAGTTGAACACGATGCGTCAGAGCAAGGAACTTTAAAATTTTTCTCTAAAGAAACACATACGGTTTATCCACCGAAGTTAGAGGTGGAGTGGGATGATTCAGTTTGGAATACAGGTTCCCTCGATCCACTATCATCAACAGACTTAGAGAGATTAACT